ATGCTAGACAAAATACAACTTATGTATCTGCAACTACTTCAAGCAACTTTACAGTCACAGGTTCAGCTGATACAAGTGGAAGAACATATTTTGCCTATGTTTTAAAATCAATAGAAGGATTTAGTAAGTTTGGAGAATATCTTGCAAATGCAAATACTGATGGACCTTTTACATATCTAGGATTTAGACCTCGTTTAGTAATTATTAAAGCATTAGAATCAGGACAAACATGGTTCTTTTTTGATACAGCTAGGTCAACACATAATGTAATAGATTTATATTTATATGGTCAAAGAGATTTACCAGAAAGTACAGCAGGTACTATAGATATAGATTTTTTATCAAATGGTTTTAAAATAAGGTCAAGTGGTGTAGATTTAAACAGTTCTTCTGGTCAGGCTTATGCTTATTTAGCATGGGCTGATGTACCATTTAAATATAACAATACTTTTTAGGAGGTGAAATAATATGTGGGCTTTAATAAAGGATAATAAAATAGAGGAGATTATAAGATTTCCCAAAACAATGGTAATAGATGATGTTACTCATTCTCGTAGAATATTTACAGCATGGACTTGGGATGAACTCAATGCCATAGGTATTTATACAGTAGAAGCAGGAACACAAGGTGATGATAGGTTTGAATATACTTCACAACCTACATATACCTATAGTGCTTCTGGTAAAAAAGTAACTACTGCGTACACTACAACTGATAAAGCATTAACCGATACTAATGATGTAGATGAAGATGGTAAAGCTATACTAGATTACAAAGGCAATCAAACAGTAACACTAGGGTTAAAATCTATAGCTAAGAATCAAGCTAAAGAAACAGCAAATGGTCTTATAAAGCAATTTAATTGGCTTGTAGAGAGGTCTATCTATGATAGCAGTAAAACTATACCAAGTGCAGTTGGAACGTATGTAGGAAAGATTAAAGCAGACTGTGCTACTATTGAAGCAGCAATAGATGGTGCAAGTGATATGGCAGCTTTTAAAAAACTATATGAATGGGAATATAATGAAGATGGTAGTGTAAAAACTATCGCACCAATACAAAATTGGAGTGATGATTATGATGTTAAAACGTATATACGATAAAATTAAGAAAAGATTATTTGGTAAACTATGTGAATGTAAACCTAAGAAAAAAGGTAGACCCAGAAAGGATAAGTAATGGCTACAAACTCAGAAGCAAGACAAGCATCTATAAGAGCAGTAACCTCTACAACAGCATTACATAATGAAGATTGGTTAGCTTTATTTGCAGCAAGGTCTATACCAGCAGGTACATTTAACGAAAGAATGTTAGCTTATATTAATGGTGAGTTAAGTACATCTTACACTGATATAAACCTAGCCTTACAAGCATTTGCTACAGACCAAGATGATTTTAACTTTTCTAGTATGGGGACATTTACACCATGAGCCAACAATCATTAAGACAAAAGAGTTGCAGAGATGCTTCAGATACAGAAGGTACATATAATGAAGATTGGATTAAAACCTTTGAAGAAGCTGGTATAACTACAGGTACATTTTCTGAGAGAATGTTACAGTATACAAGAGAACAAGGTTCTGCTTGGGATAATGCACAATGGGATGTATCAAGTTGGGGACAAGGTGCTTTTGTAAATGTTAATCAATCAATGGCACAATTAGGTAAACAAAATGGTACAACAGTTCCTGGTTCTCTATGGAGTAGCCTAGGTACATTTAGTGCCGATTAGGGGGTATTATGGCTATTACAGCACTTATAGCACCAGCAACTAAACTTCTAGGTAAGTTTATACAAGACAAAGACAAAAAAGCAGAGTTAGCTCATAAACTAGCTACAATGGCAGATGAACACGCACAACAACTAGCTTTAGCACAAATCAAACTTAATACAGAAGAAGCAAAAGGTAACTGGTTTCAATCAAGTTGGAGACCTCTTATTGGTTGGATAGCTGGGTTTTCTTTAGCTATAAATTATCTTATTTCTCCTATATGTGCTGGGTTTGGTGTTAACATACCACAAGCTGATATGTCTGTAATGATGCCTCTTTTACTCGGAATGCTAGGAATTGGAGGATTACGCTCCTTGGACAAAATTAAAAAGGTTGATTCTAAAAAATGAGAGTAGATAAAGGTAAATTAATAGATATGTTAATTCTACATGAAGGATTAGAGTTAAAACCATATCAATGTACAGCAGATAAAACAACAATCGGAGTGGGTAGAAACTTATCTGATGTAGGTATTACAGATGAAGAAGCAAAGTTTTTATTATTAAATGATTTGCAAAGAATACAAAAAGAAGTAGAGCATTGGACATTTATGGAATCATTAGCAGAGCCTAGACAAGCTGTATTATTAGATATGGTATTTAATATGGGTATCAGTAGGTTTAATGCTAACACATGGGTTAAGACTTTTGCAGCAATACAAGATAATGATTGGGAAAAAGCAGCAAATGAAATGTTAGAATCCAAATGGGCAAAGCAGGTAGGTCAAAGAGCTATACGATTATCACAAATGATGCGTAAAGGGGTATGGTATGTCGATTGACCCTATGATGATGTGGAACATAATTATAACTGTGGTTTTAGGACCATTTGCATGGGCATTTTCTAAAATGTTTAATGAAGTAAAAAGATTACAAATACTTCTAAACAAAACTAGAGAAGATTTAGGAAAAGAATATGCCACAAAATCCGAGCTTCACAATGAAACAAGAGAGATTAAAGAGCTAGTATTAAGACTAGAAGTTAAACTCGACAGGTTCATTGAGAAGCATAATGGTTGACCCAGTATCAATTCTTACAGGAATTGCATTAGTAAAAAAATCAGTAGACTTTATTAAAAGCAATATAAGCACAGCACAAGATATTGGTGATATTATTGGTCATGTAGATAAAGCACTTAATGGTCAACAAGAAGTTATAAAAGCCAGAGATAAAGCTAATGTAGACCACTTTGCAGTAGAAAATGTGGCAAAGGAAGTGATTGATGCTAAATTAGCACAAGAGCATCTCTATGAAATGAAACAATTAATCAACCTTCGCTTTGGTCATGGAACTTGGGAGTTTATCTTAGAAGAACGCAAGAAACGTATTGATGCAAAAAAGAAAGCAATAAAAATAGCAAAAGCTAAAAAAATGAAAAAACAAGAAGAAATGGTAGAAATGATTAGGAATATATTTTTAGTTGTAGGTGGTTTTATATTTATAGGGTTATGTGCTTTCTTAGGATATATATTGTTTATATCAAAAGGAGTGGCACATCCAGTAGAAGGAGACGATAAATCCTGCAAACTATATGAGCCTAAATATTATCTTATCTGCTTAAATGAGGGCAGAGGATATGCAGATACACAATTATACCTAGATTATCAATTACAAAAAGATAACTGGATAATAGAAAAAGATTGATTTCTACATTAACATATATATACTTGTCAAACGGACTAGAGATTTTATTAATATAAAAAATGAAAGGTATAGTTACCTACAATTTTTAATAATAAAAATAGATAATTATATATTGTGGTATTTGGAATTTATCATACTCTAGTTCGTACTATTCATATCCATTATTTAACATCTTTCTAGCTCTATCAGCAGCACTTACAGATGAAAACTTATCTATTTTTTTATTAACATATACCTTTGGTTTTTTACTCCACCTTCTTTGCATAGCCTTTTTACCACCTTCACTCTTTTTTACTAAAATATCTTGTATCTTATTCTTTATAGCTTTAATTCTTTTCTGTGTAACTTTTTCTCCGTTATCTATAAGCAAAGGATATACATTAGTCATTATTCTATCAAACCTTCTTTTATCTTGTATGCCTAATATATTCTGTATATGCCTTTTAAACACACTACAATCCTCTTGGAGGTACATTGTACTAATTAAAGTTATGTATGCACCTTTTTCTTCTAAAGTTAATACAGAGACATCTGCTAACCAATCAGCAGGGTAAAATGGAAAATAAAATAGTTTCTCTTTCATACTTCCTCCATAATTGTATTCCAAGAATATTTATATTTACCTTTAATTTTTTTAAGTAAATTTATACTAGCTCTTCTATCACCTGATAAAAGCATACTTGTATAAGATTTAGATATTTCTAATTCCTTTGATACTTGGGTTAAGTTCATTTTATTTTCTTTCATAATCTTTTCTATAATCATTTTATCTCCTTAATTAATTTTTCATAACATTCTTTGCAGTAAAATTTTAATTTATGATAATGAACTGCTGCATTATCACAAAAGCTACACATTTTTAAATGTATAAGTTTCTTCCAGTGACTACTGGTATTATCTTTTTTTATCGGTTTCCTTTTAACCATTTCATATATTCTCTCTTTCATATTTTTTTCTAAGTAACATTGATTTATCAGAAGATAAAATAAAATCTCCTTTTAAAATAGACCTTATATAAACTACAGAACAAGATAATTCTTTAGCTAAATCTTGAATGGTTAAATTATTTTTTTTACCAATATTATAAAGTAATTTTCCATGAGCTGTAGTTACTTTGTAATCATCTAATGTTGCTATCTTAGGCACTATTTTTTCTCCTTTACTTCTTTTCTAGTTACATAATAATCGTTTTCTTCTACTGTTCTTAAAACAAAACCTTTAGCTAATAAATTCCATAACTTATCTTGTACTTCAAATTTAGTAGGTCTAGTCTTAAACTCCATTTTATAATTTATAATATACTTACTCATACTCCACACATCCCTTCATCACATATATCATTAAACATATCCATTTGGTCTTTGTTAGGGTCTAAATCAGCTTCTTCTAAAGGCACATAAGATTTGTGTAAAAATACTTCATCTTCTGGTTTTCTAGTAGCATTTCTAATTTTTCTATCTACCTCTACTACTTCTTTCCACATTTCTTTATCATTGTTTTTAATATCTAACCAAAAATCATTTGAATGATAAGGACAAAAAGTACAGGCAGATTTTTTAGGTAATGGGTGATTATGATTTTTCAACCATTCCATGCAATCACCTCTATTAAATTTCTTATCAAATACTAAAGGATAATCATTTTTAATATAAGGTAATCTACTTTCTTTACATCTTACCATTTCATCTCTGGATATACCTATAACCATTTCTATCATTGTACCTTTTGGTACTCTTTGGTATTTTTTTAAACCTAATAACCTTCTTATTTTCTGATAAATAGGTTGTATTTTATATTCATTAGTGCATTGACGCATAGTAAAACCTTTCTTACCTGTTTTACTATTAATGGTATATGTAGGTATTGCTAAAAATTTATATTTACTAGATAACATATCTTCTTTTAAATTACCTTTAGATACAATATGCACAGGATAAGAAACTCTATTTTTTAAATATTGTAACCAATCGTACACGTATTTAGGTTCATTCTGAGTGTCAGCGAATATTGCACAATCGACCATGGGTAATTCGCCATACTCAATCATTAATGCTACTGTGCTGCTTTGTACTCCTGCACCTAAAGATAATACTCTCATTATAATATTCCTGCGTTCTGTAAACCTATAAAAGTATAAATTATTGTATACATAATTAAAAATTCCATGTTGACCTCCTAGTCATCTAAATCGTTCCAATGTTTTACTATCTTACTTTTCTTTTCTGGCTTCTCTTTTTCGTATGATTCAAAGCAACCATTATCTAAATTCATTTGTATATCTAATACTCTTGGATATCCTAACTCTTCATAACGAGTTTTACAAACAGTTAATAAACTTTCTGTGCATCTTGACCCATCTTCATTCTCAAACTTAGGTCGCCAAAGACTAAAAATATGGTCTGGTTTATTAAACCAATGAGCAGAACCTGCAATTTGATAAGCAGTCGGTGCAGAGTTACCCATTTTCATATCTGGTTTAGCAGGGTGTGCTTGTATCATAATATGTATATCTAATAGTTTAGCTAAAGTAGTAAGATGGTCTAAACACTTACCTATCCATAATGTTTCAGACATTTTACCAAACTCAGGTGTGCTAAGTTTATTCCAAGGGTCGAGTATAAAGGCACTAATTCCGTACCTAGATTTCATATCTTGTATCCTATCACACATCCAGTCAAAGTCAGGACTGTTGTTAGGATGATTAAGAAATACAAAGTGTTTTCTAATAAAGTTATCAGCTTCATTTTTTTCCTCATCTGATTGCTCCCATTCTAATTTTTTATTATAAAATGTTCTAATGTTACGTTGTATATATGGTCGCACCCTAGTTTCTCCAGAGTACATACCTATGTTAATTTTGTATTCTTTGGCAATTTGTGTCCATAACTGAGTAGAAAAAGAAGTCTTACCATGTCCAGGAAATGAAGTAAGCACAGACACCATACCCATACCAAGCATAACCTTATCATTCCATCCAAACATAGGATTAAACAACTTAATCTTTGCAGGTTGTGGTATATCATCTAAAGAATAAATGCCTTCTAATGGATAATCACATAATCCTTCATTAATTGTCCATTTTAAATCATCTTTACCCCATTTAAGTAAGGCTTCATTACAATCTTTAACACCATCCCAATCAAAATACTTACATTTACCATGACCTAGTATCGAAGCTAAGTCTTGACGTAGTGCTAATCCTGGTTCATCTGCATCTGTCAACAATACAAAACAATTTGCTTGGTCTAAACCTTGGTCTAGTGCATCTAATACATATTGATACTTCCTAGATGCTTCTGGTTGCTCTGTAGGTGATGCTACAGCACCTGTTGGCACACTTAGGATAGAATCTATATCAAAACCTCCCTCATAGAGTGCTAGTGCATCCATTTCTCCTTCTACAATAAAAATAGTATTGTTTTTTAACTTATTAGAGTTCAAAACATTATCTAAATTGTAGAATCTTTGTTCGCCACCTTTTTCTTGTTTAAATATCTTCTCTGATATAGCTCTAGCTTTATAATTTACTCTTTTACCTTCTAAATTATAGTAACCAAATACAATGCTTTCTAAGTTTCTATCACCATATGACCCTTTTCCTGCTTGTACCCTTAAATCTTCGAGAGTTTTCTGGCTTATCCCCCTCTGTGCTGCGAACTGTATTACTTCTGCTGTTAGTTTGGTCATAAAATTCTCCTCCTTTTGCGTTACAATGGTGGCAATAATACACCACACCTTCTGTTTTAATCGTTACACTTAAACATCTATCGTGCTTATTCTTTCTTGAATGACTACACTCTGGGCATAAATACTTACCACTATGATGTCTACTTAGTAACCATTCTCTAGTTATCATTTTTAATTCTATCCATTAAATCCATTTGTTTACCATCACCTTTGTAATGATATTCTGCAAAATGATTCTTTTTTACTCCATTGTTTATCATTTTAGTTTCTATATTGTACCCTTCATCTCTTAAAGTATGAATAATTGCAGCAATACGAAAAGTTCCGTACAAGTTAAGTGCTTCTATAGGGTTTATTTTTTTATTTTCTTGTAAATGTGCTAATACTTTATCTTTTTGTGTCATAATTTTTGTCATTTAGTTGCTCCTTGTTATATGGGCTTTCTTCCCAACATTTTTGTGCAGTAATAATTCCAAACCTAGAATTGCATACTACTTTTTCAAAAAAATTATATTCATTACCATTTCTATGTAACTCCGTATGATGTTTAAAGCATAAAGGTATAACGTCTTTATCTCCTGCTCTTAAACTCATACCTCGGCTACTATAATAAGGTTTAAGCAAGTGATGGGCTTGTATATTAAAATCCCCACAACTTGCCCTATCCTTCGGCAACGTACCATTTTCTCTTAATCTTTGAAAATGCTCTGCTATACAACAGTCTAAGTTGCTTACATATTCAACGTGCTTTTTATTTGAATATCGTTTAGCCATTAAAAGCTATCCTCTGCATTAGATAACCTATTATGGGTTGCTTCCATACCTGCTTTATAATTATCTAATATAAACTTTAACTTTTGGTCAGCAGTTAGTGTGCTATCCCTATTACAGCAGCTCTGTAGCACTATTAGAAAGTCTTTTGGTGTCATAGTACTACTTGATGCACTAGGTTGTACTGTAGAGTAATTACTAACCACTTTAGAATCAGGAAACGTCTGTTTTATTTTTTGCATATCCTGATTAATGTCGGTTACATTACTAGGCTCAAATGATTGGATATAAACATTACCATATCTGTCAGGTTGGCTAGTTTGTATCTCAATAACATCTCCTACTTGTACACTACCTATACCTTTATCTTGACTAGCTAAAAACTTAGTCGAAGATTCGTCAAATATCTGATAGTTTTTTGTTGGTTTCCATCCTTTTTCTGGGTCACCAGGTCTAGGTGGGTTTATTTTACTTACTGTTATCTGCATTTTAATCTCCTATTGGGTGGAGGGTAGTAGCTGGAGCAACAATCTACATTGCGTAGAGAAAATGTTGACTACTAGCCCTCCATGTTTATTTATAAGTTGCTCCATTACTTCTTTTCATTAAGAAAAGAATATATCTCCAGATAATTCTGGAAAATCTTTAAGTGAGTTTCATAAGTTGATACTGGATAATGAAACTCTTTTATTTCTACTGGATTAGATTCTCTGTCTACAAAAGTAATTAATCTATCAAATGGCTCACAGTTATTGTTTTGACAATATGCGTTCATATATCCAGCAGTAGTTATTGGAAAGCTAGATGTATTACTTCTTTTTGTACCAGTTTTTAAATCTCCTAAAACTTTTCCATATTCACTGTGTAAAACAACATTATCATAGATTCCACTGTAATACATAGTTTCACCAGTAATTGAACTTATTAAGTTGTTAGAGTAAATTAACTCCTCTACATTAAAAACTTGTTTTATTTTTCTAACACTATAGTCATATAATTGATAAAAAATTCTTCTATACATTTGTGCTTCTTCTGATTCTCCAGAAGGATAAGAAGGCATACCATTAGCACCACCTAAAATACTTTTTAAAACTTGCTCATAAAAAGCATGAATTTGCGTACCATAATTAGCCATATTAGACCATACTGCTTCTGATTCTCTTTTTACATCTGCAATGAAATCTGTAAGTTCTGTTACATCTTGCCATTGTGTAGTTTTATCAAGGTCTATTTTTTCTATTAATTTTTTACCCATAACTGCTCTAGCACTTCTACTAGCAATCATAAAAGTATTATCTAATTTAGGAATAACACTAACTGATGGAATCTTTTTTTCTACTCCATTTATAGTTAATTTTGTCTTATGTCCTTTTTCCCAAAATTGTAAATGTGTATTATTATTAAATGTTTTTTCTTTATCTGGTGTCATCTTTTTTTCCATTTTCTATTTTACAAATTTTTATTGCTTCTTCTTTATCATAAGTATCGTAAGATATAGTTCTTTTTCCTATAACTCCGTCAGATACTTGATATTCAATTTTATCTTTTATTTTGTTTTTAATTATTATCCACATCTTTTTTTCCTTTTTTTTTAATAAAGCTGCTCAAGGTCAATATCGGCAGCAACGTAGTTTTCTTTTTATCTGTAGTTACTGGTATTGCTCTTGATATCGTATTAAGTTTACCTTCTTGCTTTGTTTCAAACTTTAATATTTTTTTTTTGGTCATTCAACCTCTCCTTTTCCATATCTTTTTC